TCATCACCTTTATGAGTTTTTGATATTTTATCAAGTTCATCGAAATATATAATAGGATCCATACATTGACTTGTAATTAAACCATTTACTATTCTTCCATATATTGAACCTTCATAAGTATAAGAATGACCTTCTAAAAATGAAGCATCAGTAGCTCCTCCTAATGATATAAAAATAAATGGTTTATTCATTGCTTTAGCAATACCTTCTTTAATTAAAGTTGTATTATGTGTAACTGTAAAATCACCTAATAAAAATCTATTATTTCCATCTATAGTAAATCCATAATAATTATCTTCTTTTACAAACTCCACATTTATATTATATGTTAAATTAAAATTATCATCTAATTTAAAATTATTAATTTTAAGAATTTGCAACGGTATATTATTAAAATTACCATATAATTCATTTATATATCCATTTAATAATTTAAATTGTTTTGTTTTAAAACCCAATGATCTTAATAAATAATTTATATCATCTGATAATTCCTTTGATTGTTGAAATATTTGTATAATATATTTATTTTCATCATAATATCCTAAAGTATCAATAATTCCAGCAATTAATTTAAATCTATTTTCTCTAGTATTACATTTATAATTATATGGTAAATAAGAATTATTAATTAAGTCATATTTATTTAATATATTCCTAAAATTATCTTGTGATTCACTAGATATTTCATAAATATTCTTTTCTAAATAATTTAATCTTATATTTAATTTATTTAATTTATTTAAAATAAATTCATAATTTTCATTTTCTATTTTTAATTTAAATAAATCCTGTGTATTTCTTCCTAACCATAAACCTAAAATATAAGGATTTATTAATGTTTCTAAATTATTATCAAAATTAATAATAGTTCTATAACCTAATAATTTTTCTTTTTCTATTTTTGATAATTGTAAATAATCATTTACAGTAATTTCTATTATTTTTCCTAATTCATTTTTTAAACATAATATATGTTCTGAATTTACTATGTAATTTTCTCCATCATTAGATGTTATTTTATACATTTTATCATATCCCCTTCCCAATGTTATTACGTTTCTTTCTTTACTATCATCACCCATAATAATATCTCCAACTTTAATATCTTGTACTTTTTTTATTAATCCATTATACATTAATATTGGTGTATTCCATGCAAAACATTTCCCATTTCCTGGAGGTCCATATATTCCCAACATATTACCTTTTGATTTAGGATTTCTTATTTGTTGTCCCATCATTTGAATTATTTGTCTCTTTGCTTCATCATGTCCATATACTGCATTATTCATTGTTAATTCTAAATTATTTAAAAACTCCTTAACTTTTTTTGATTTTATTGAATCCAAATTTATTCCTTTATATTTTCCAAATGGTATTGTCATTAATGAATCAAACCAACTTTTTAATTTATTTTCTGATTGTCTTGATGATACTAATGATGTATATGTTTTTAATACATGATTTTTCTGATTTAATGGTAGAGGCATATCCATTATCTGAAATAATACTGGTTTATCTCCCCTCTGATACTCATTTATTTCTTTTATTCTTTTTAATGTATCTTCCTGTTCTTTAACCGGTAATTTTGAATAATATTTTAAAATCTCATTTTCTACATCTAAATTATTTTGTGTATTAAATATTTGATTTATTAACTCTGCACCCTTATTATTCTTTTTTTCTTTAAATTCTTCAAAATCATATTCATTATCATCATCATCATCTCCATCATCATCATTATCATCATCTTCATCATTATTATCATCATCTTCATTTTCAGAATCATTATAATCTTCATTAGAATCTTCATCTTCATCTTCATTATCATCATTATTTTTATCTTCATCTTCATCTTCATCTTTATTATTTTTATTTTTATTTTTGTTTTTGTTTTTATTTTTATTTTTATTTTTATTTTTATTATCATCAGAAGAAAGATAATCAGAATCATCTTCATATTCATTAGAGAAGAAATCAGCATTATCAAGTCTGGGTTTTTTAAATTGATTATAAAAATAGGAATGAATATTATTATTAGATTGAATATTACTAATACATTGATTAAAAGTTAATTTATTATTATTATTAGCAAGAGTAGTAATTTTATTAAGAATAAAAATACAGATAGAAAATTCAGCAATAAGTCCGAGTCTAAGAATTTCAGGTAATTCTTTTTTAATTTGTTTATCATTTTTAAGACCAAAAATAATTTGATTAAAAATATCTTTAAGATTATTATTAAAATTATGTAATTTATTACCAGAAAGTTTATTAGTATAATTATTAATTTTATTTAATCTTTCAAAAACTAAATTAATTAATTCATTATATATTTTGCAGGAAGAATTAGGAGAAGATGATCTTTTACCAAAGGCATTAAGAGAAAGATTATTAATGTAATCAACAAAATTATTAACATCGTTAATCATAATAAAACAATTATGATTAATTAAAAGTATTTTTTTAAGTAGGATTTAATAATATATAAATATAAATAATGGGAATAGAAAAGTTTTTTTCAACAATAAATAGAACATTTAATATAATATCAACAATAGAATTTGAAAATAACAGTCAAGATATTTTGGAATGTGATTATTTATTAATAGATTTTAATTCAATAATTCATAATTGTTCAAGTAATTTAATAAATAATTTAAATAAGAATAAGTCAAGTGATAATTTATTAAGTGATATAGATGAGATGATAATAAAAGAAGTGAATATATTTTTATTAAATTTATTAAAATTAGTAAAAATAGAAGAAATAAAGGAAATATATATAGCAATAGATGGGGTACCAACATTTTCAAAAATAATGGAACAAAAAAAAAGAAGATTTATAGGTGATTTTATAAATAAATTATTAGAGAAATATTCATTACCTTTTAATTGGAGTAAAAATAATATAAGTCCAGGAACAGTATTTATGGAAAAAATGGTAAAATATTTAAATAATTTAAAAAATATATCAGAAAATAAATTAATAAAAAAAGAAGATTTGATATTAGAATTAAAAGATTATAAAATATTTAATAAAATAAATAAAATTACAATATCAGATTATGAAGTAAAAGGAGAAGGAGAAATGAAAATATTAGATTTAATAAATAAAATAGAAACAAAAAATAAAATATTATTTTTTAGTCCAGATTCAGATGTGATATTATTAAGTATGTTATCAAATAAATCAAATTTGATAAATGTAATAAAATATGAATCAGGAAAAATAAATAATAATACATTATCAATAATAAATATAGAATTATTAAAAACAACAATATTAAATTATTGTTTAGAAAGAATAGAAATAAAAGAAATAAATATAGAAGAATTAATAGTAGATTTAATTTTTATATTTACAATATTTGGTAATGATTTTATACCAAAATGTGAAGCAATTCAAACAAATAATGATTTTTTATTTTTAATAGATATTTATTTAATAAATTTAATAGATAATGGATATTTATTAAAAAAAAACAGAGATATAATAACAAAAAACTTTTATAAATTTTTAGAAAAATTATCAAAACATGAAGATAGATTATTATATAGAAATTCTTTTCAAAATATTTATATAAATTATAACTATGCAAATCAAATAAATTTTATAATAGATTTGAAAAAATTAGAACATATAGATATATCCAAAATAAACTTAAATTCTAAAAAATTTGGAGAACAATTTTATAATTTTTACAATAATATTTTATTTTATATTGATCCAACTCAACTTAATTTTAAAAATACTAAATATGGTAGTTTAGAATTTTATCTATATGATAAAATTAAATTAATTAAAATGATTAAAGAAATATTAAAAACTAAAATGCCTTTAAATTCACAAATTAATATAAATTTAAAAACAAATCAAACAAATTATGAAATATTAAGAAAAATAGAATATGAATCAAAATTAAAAAAACACATTATAAATATGAAAGATTTAACACCAAGAGAAAAAGAAAATTATTTAATGGAAAATAGATTAGATAAATATTATCACTTATTTAATCCTATTAATCAATTTTATAATAATATTGTTATTACTAAAAATATTAATAAATCATATTATTATAAAAAATATTTTAATAATAATAATCAACAAGATATAGTTTATCAATATCTTAATGGCTTTAAATGGGTTCATCAATATTATTTTAAAAGAGATACTAATATAATTGATGAAACTTGGTATTATCCATATACAAAATCACCACTATTTGATTCAATTATAAAATATTTTACTAATTTAAAATTAGATTCAAAAATGATAAATAAAAAATTAGATATGAAACCACTAGAACAATTATTATATATAACACCAATAAAAATGAGTGATGTAAATAAAAAAGAGTTTTATGAATTATTTATAAAAAATGATAATAATAATAATATAAAAAATAAAATAAAAAATTTTATTTTAAATAATCCGCATTTTTTTTATAATTTAGATGAAATATATTATTCTCTTCAATCTAATAATTTAAAAGATAATTTATTTGACTGTTCTAACTCAAATTATTTATCAAAATGTCATTATGAAATTTTAAATTATGTAATTGATGTTAATCAATTTATTATTAAATTAAGACAATATATTTAATATTTATATTTTAGATAAAATTCATTTAATTTATTTAATTTGTTAATAACTTTAAATTTAATAAATCCATATTTATTAACAAGTAAATTTAAAAGTAAATCATTATTAGGTTTATATAAATTTAATGAATAAGAATTAATTAAATTGTGTTGTGAGTCTAAAAAGTATTTTTTAGCATTATTATAATTTAAATAATAATTATCAGGAATATAATAATTTAAATTTTTAATTTCTTCTAATGTTTTATCTATATTTTTATGTTTAATATAAATATTATAAATTTGATTAGGTTTTATATCTGATATTTGAGGACAATAATCACAACCAAATAAAATACATAAATCAATAAACTGATCATAATTTAAATTTAAAGTATGTAAAATATTATTTAAATCTATTTCTACTGGTTTCTTTTTATCTGATATTAAATTACGAATAATTTTAGGAGAACCAAAAGTTAGAATATCCATATCTTCAGTTAAAACAGCATAAACCAAATTATTTTTACATAAGTAAGCTAATTCTGAATCTGCTTCTTCTGGAGCATTAATAAATGGAATCCCCATTAGTTTTAATAATTCTCTACATTGTTCAATTTGTTCTTTATTAATAGTAACACTTCTTTTTAAATATTTAATTTTATCTAATTCAGAATTTGCTTCTGATAATTTATCTAAAGCCTTTTGTTTTATTAATTTCCTAGTTTCTAATAATTTATGTTTTATTAATGGTGGTTTCCCATCAAAAACATAAATTGGAATTATTCCTTTTTCTAAAAATTTTAATGTTTTATTAAATAAACCTAAGATATGTGATGTAATTTCACCCTTATCATTTATTAAATCAGATCCTGAATTTCTTATTGCTATTACCATTTGATAAATTAATATACTTATATCAATTGCTATTTTTTTACCTGAAAAAGAACTAAACTCTTTTTCTATTAATATATTTTCATATTCTGATAAAAATTTTAAAAGATTTTTTATGCCCATAAGGTATTATTATTATTTAATAATATTTCTTTAATAATTAAACATATCAATTTTTATTTATAAAAACTTTAAAATTTTTTTCACATATATTATAATGATTCAGTTTAAAATTACTTATCCTATGGAATCTATCATTTATGGTGATTCATTTAAAGAAGCCGTTAAAAATTATATTAAATTAAATCACAATTTGGATATTACTAGAATGATTATTCAAGATAAATCACGGAATATGGAAGCACAAATTAAATATTATCAACAAGATGGTAGAAATAAAGTCGGTATTAATATGTTCCCTGTTGGTTATCAATATCCTTATTCTTATCCTATTGTTTCAAATAATACCTATATTCCTCCACAACTCTCTAATCCTTTATTAAATCCACCTGCTTTTTTAGATTCTCCTAGTTTAGTTAATTCACTTATTCCTTTATCACCTACTTTATCTCCTATTCTATCTACTCCTTTTATTCCTACTGTCATTAATATTCCTAAAGTTTAAATATTATTTCTTTCATTACTCCTTTCTAATTTAAATTATCTATTATTATTTCTTTCATTATACCTTTCAAATTTAAATTATCTATTATTATAAAATTATTTATATTATTTCTTTCTTTTTGAATATTATTTAAATTAGTTTCATATATATTATTTATTGAATCTATATTTTTTAAATATACTATTTTATTTTGGTAAAATCCACTTAAATAATTTGGTAAAGATATATTTTTATTTTCATAGTTCTCAAACTTAAATTTTACTTTATTATTATTTATCTTGTAATTTATTATTGATCCATATTTCCAATTTTTTTTTGTATTTTTATTTATTTTTATACACATTGTTAATATTTGTTCTTCACATATTTTATTTATTGGTTCTGAATTTATATATATTGATTTTATCACACATTTATTATATATATTATCCGTATTTAAATATAATATATCATTTATTTCTATTTTTCCATATAATAAAAATCCTGATACT